CGGACACCACCTGGAACGGGGATGAGTGGCTTCAAACGTTCGCCTGTCCCGGGGCCGCTCCCGCGCAGTCCTTGATTTACAGCAATGTCTGGACCGACTACGTGGGCTTTTTGGCGGTGGAGATTGCGGCACCGGCGATGCTCGCCGGGTTTCGATCCAAGTGGACGCGCGATGTCAGTGGGCCCGCGCGCATCAGCACGGGGCCCATCAAGCTCACCGCGGGCGGGCAGATCTTAACCGTCGCCTGGGCCATGAACACCACCGAGAACGGCACGGGCCCCTTGATGCCCAGTGTGTCGACCGGGGTGGAGAATCCGGGCGGCGATTGGTTTGCCTACGATCAGAAGGCCGGTGCCCACATTGCCACCTGGGGGTGGGGGATTGCCACCCGCCCGGCGGGGCAGTACACGGTGGAGTTTTTGGCCCCCGCCGGCGCGGACAATGATTCGTTCCTCTGCGCAGGGCTGGCTTTCCTGCTGTGATCGTCTTCGATCCGCAGCGCTTCGAGGCGTTTTGCGGGAAACTTCGGGTCGACACCAAGGAGCTCGGGCGCATCCCTTTGACCTGGCTCGGCACGCAGCGCTATGTCGTGGATAAAATAGCCGAAGGACTCTCGAACGATATTCACACCTTCGTGATTTTGAAGGGTCGCCAGCTCGGGATCAGCACCGTCACCCTGGCCCTGGATCTGTACTGGACCTCCAAGTGCGAGGGCTTGCAGGGCGCGATCGTCACGGACACCGATGAGAACCGCGAGGTGTTCCGCTCCTACATCGAACAGTACCGAAACTCCTTACCCTCGCAGGTGCGCTCGCCCATCGAGCGGCACAACCGCACCCAGCTCATTTTCAAAAACGGCTCGCGCCTGGTGTACATGGTCGCAGGCACGAAGAAAAAAGGCGATCTGGGCCGCGCTAAGAGCGTGAACTACATGCACGCCACGGAGTGCAGCTCGTGGGGGGATGAGGAGGGGTTCGGCTCGTTGGTGAACACGCTCGCGCAGAAGAACCCCAATCGGCTCTACATTTTGGAGTCCACCGCGCGCGGCTACAACATGTTCTATCAAACCTGGGAAGTGGCCAAGAATTCCAAGACGCAAATGGCCATCTTCGTCGGCTGGTGGCGCAATGAGCTGTATTCCTGGCCGGCCGACTCACCCGAATACTTATCGTATTGGGACGGAGCGCCCACCTCCGATGAGCGGCAGTGGATTCGCGAGGTGTTCGAGCGCTATGCGGTGGAGATTACACCGGAACAGTTGGCCTGGTGGCGTTGGTACTGTACCGAACAGATGAAGGGGGATGAGAATCTGGCGCTGCAGGAAATGCCGCCCACAGAGGATTACGCCTTTCAGTTGTCGGGCTCAAAGTTCTTTTCGAGCGAACGGGTCAACCAGGCATACCAGTACGCGATCCAGCAGGAGCGGCTGTACTTTCGCTATGAGTTTGGTTTGAATTTCGAGGACACACGGTTCTTGGAGACCAACGAGGACAATGCGGAGCTCGTCGTGTGGGAGACACCGCGCACAGGTAAGGACGTCACCGAAGGCCCACCCGGCCGGTACGTGCTCGGGGCGGACCCCGCCTACGGCTCCTCGGAATGGGCGGATGAGTTCGCCGGCAACATGCTGCGCTGTTACGCCGATCGGGTGACCCAGGTCGCTGAGTTGGGCACAACCACCTGGACCGAACAGCAGTTCGCGTGGGTGATTGCGCACCTGGCCGGCTGGTACGGTTCGGGGGCCGCGGATTGCATGCTGAATCTTGAAATGCAGGGTCCGGGCGGTGCGGTGTTTAATGAGCTGACGAACTTGAAGCGTCAGGCCGGGCAGATGGCCGCGGGGGATCCGCGCCTCGAGGCCTTTGATGTGATTGGGCGGATTCGGGATTATCTGTTCAAGCGGCAGGACTCCATCCACGGCGCCTTCGCCTACCAGTGGCAGACCAATCCGAAGGAGAAGCTGCGCATGATGTCGACGCTGCGCAGTTACTTCGAGCGTGACATGATCGAGCTCAATTCCCCCGCGTGCGTTCAGCAGTTTCGCAACGTGCACCGCCAAGGCGATAAGATTGGCGGCGAGGGCCGGGCCAAGGACGACCGGGTTATCAGCCTGGCTATCGGGGTGATTGCCTGGAACGACTGGATCAAGCCGGAAATGGAAGCTTACAACCGCACCTACGCGCGGGAAATGGCCCTTCACGGCCCGGTGCGTGTCTATAATGCGGCGGAGCGTTCGGTGCTGAATTTTTTGAATTCTCAACAGGTCAAGTTGCGTGGATTCAATTGACCCCCTCCCGGTGGCGGAAATCCGCCGAAGGCTATGCGAGGTGTATGAAAGTGCCCGGCACCTGCGCTGTAACCTAGAATTAGACTCCCCCCACAACCAGGTTTTGCGGCTCAAGGACATTGCGCGCTATAGTCACATTGGCGAATCGCTGCTCTATGCCATGCGGTTTAGCGAGGCACCCCGGGCTCGCAGCATCGATCCGGAGTCCCAAGAGGCACTGTCACGGTTCTTTCGGGGGTGGGATAGTGGGCGACTGGTCAAGGCACGCACGGTTACCGGGTGGTACGTCATCAATTCGGCACTGGCGCAAGTGGTTGCCGCGACGCGGGAGAAAAGGCCGGATATCGGCTGCCGGATCGAGCTCACCGCAGCCGGTCCACGATTAAAGGGGATCTGACATGGCGGCGATCAAGGAATGGGTGTGCGTGGAGCACGGGGAATTTGAGGCAAGCCACGCTATTTGCCCGGCCTTCGGTTGTGCGTCGGAGTTCGTGACGCAGGAATTTCGCACGGCCGTCACCATCGGCACGAAGTTCAAAAAGGATTTCGACGCCGGGGTGCGCAAGTCCGCCGACATGATGGGCACCACCCGGTTGAAAACCGCCAAGGAAGGCGAGGCCTCGTTCAAAGGCCGCGCGGAGAACGGCCAGGAGCTTTTGTGGGGGGATCAGTGCAAAAAGGTCATCGCCGAACTCTCCCAAGTCGCGCAATTGCCCACAGCCTATAAAAAGCGCGACGGGTCATCGATCGTGCTCACCCGCAACAATGGCATGCGCGAGGCGGCCACGGAACTGGGCGTGACCGGCCGGCGCATTCCGCGTGCTGGGGAAGCGACGGGAGAACGGAAAGACAAGGCGGCTCTCGATGCGATGGTGGCGTGAAGCTGCCCAGTGACATGATCGAGCGCGACCGGCTCTACCGGGAGCTGGTGCGTCAGTGTACGGTTTCCCGACAGGACCGGTTTAACTTCTACCAGACCGCGCGCAATTATTACCTCTTTGGCAGCGCAACCGCCGGGGGTGCGCCCTACAACAAGATCGGTTCCACGATCGACACACTCTCGAGCTTCATCTACTCGCCCGATGCCATTCGCTTTTCGATCCAGTTAGGCACGGAGGCGCCGCGCGATGAGGTGTTCAAAGCGGTGCCCCTGGCGCGCGAGGTGACGGAGCAATGGCGGGTGAGTCGCACGCACGTGCTGTTCGGCATGGGCCTTCGATGGGCCAATGTGTTCGGGATCATGCTCTTAAAGCTCATGTGGAAAAACAACCGCGTGCGGTCCTATCTGGTGGAACCCCACCAGTTCGGGGTGCTGCGCGAGGATATCATCGAGCTGCCGGATCAAGAGGCCTTCACCCACCACTACACCATCACCCGCACGCAGCTTGAGGCGGAATTGCAGGGCAATCCCCGCAAAGCCTCGATCATGCAGCGCGCGGGGCGCACGGATGCGGATTCCCTGCCGCCGATTTCCTCCGGCATGTCGCGACTCCTCTTGGGTTCACCCGTGGGTGGGGTGCCCGGGTCGCTTGCCATCCCCGGATCGAGCTCAGGGATCGCGGGCGGCATGGCCGGCCAGGGCGGCGGGCCGCAATACGATTATGCACCGCGCATTGAAGTCGATCTGATCGACATGGTGGATCTGTATGTGTGGAGCGATGAGCTCGAGGACTTTCAAGTGGTCACCCGGGCGGCGCCGGATGTCACCATTTACGATCGTCCCTCCTCCTGGCTGGGGCACATCAAAGGGGTGCCGCCCTTCACGGTGATTCGGCCGGAGCTTAACCTCTATGATTATTTCTTCGGGGCATCCTTCGCCGCGCGACTGACGTGGTTACAGGATTGGCGCACGGAGCGTGTCCTTGATGTGAAAAAGATCATGGCGAAACAGGTCAAACCCCCCTGGACCATCACCGGCGGGGTGGGGATCACAGAGGAGAAAATGGCCTCGCTCCACGGTGCCGGCGGATTGGTGAGCTTCCCGTCGCCGGCCACCAAGGCGACGCAGCATCCGCCCACCATGCCGGCGGATATTTTCGCCGAGATTGCGCAGATCGATGCCATGTTCGATGACCAGGCCGGGATCGGCCACGTAC